CGCTAAAGGATATCGCAATCAATGAATCTGTTGAAATTGATAAGAAGACAGTGGCTGGGATGTTCGGCATTCCGGCTTTCCTTTTAGGTGTCGGCACGTTCAATAAGGACGAATTTAATAATTTTGTTAACACGCGAATTGCCAGCCTGGGTTACATTATCGCCCAGACACTAACCAAAGATATTTTATTTGATCCAACTTGGTATTTTCAATTTAATCCGCGCTCGCTTTATCAATACAATATTACTGATTTAGTGAACGCCGGCAAAGAAATGGTCGATCGTACTGCTATGAGCCGTAATGAGTGGCGTGGTTGGATGGGTATGGAGCCGCGCGATGACATGGAAGAACTGATCACGTTGGAGAATTATATCCCGACAAATAAATTAGGTGATCAAGGAAAATTGAAGGGAGGTGACAGCGATGCTGCAGACAATGGCGAAACGAACTAGTGTAACGCCGGTCGTTCAATTTCGCGCAGATGAAACTGATTCTGGCGGCAAAGTTTTAGAAGGTTATTTTATTCGTTTTAATGAAGAAACTAATTTATTTGATAATTATTTTGAGACTGTTTCGCCGGAAGCAATTCCAGATGATATTCAGGAACAAGATATCAGGGCGTTATTTGACCACGATTCGGGCAAAGTGCTTGGCCGAACAGCTTCAGGAACACTAACTTTACGCAAAGATGATGAAGGGCTTTTTGGTTCAATCTCAATTAATGAGGCTGATCCAGAGGCTCTTTCGATTTATGCAAAAGTTCAACGTGGCGATATTAGTTCGGCTAGCTTTGGTTTTTTTATTCGTGGTGACGATATGACTCAAGACGACACCGGATATCATGACACTTTGACCGATGTCGAATTGTTTGAAATTTCAGTGGTCGCTTTCCCCGCTTATCCAACAACTGAAATCGGTGCGCGATCAAATGATATCGAAAGCTTTAAGAAGGAAAAATTTGAACAAAGAAAATCACAACTAAAAAAGGAGTTAACAAAAAAATGGCAAATCCAATTATCTTAGGCGCACAATTACGTCTGAAAAAAGAAGCATTGAAGGAAAATGACAAAGCGTTACGCGAACTTGAATCACAAAAAAACGTGATTTTACGTGCCGCCGACGAAGCAAAAACACAGGATGATTTAGATGATACGTCTAAAAAGGCTGATGATGTGGATGCACAAATCAAAACAGTTAAAGATGATATCGCTAAGTTTACGACCGATATTGCTGATTTAGAAAAAGCGATTGAAGCAAGCAACGGTGACGACAAAGGAGATGATCCAGTATCTGATCCAGCTGCTCCACAAACGAAATCAAAAACAGGCGGTGAAAAACGTATGAAGAACGTGCAAAAAGTGACGGCAGAAGAACGTGGCTTGATGGATTATTTCAATTCAAAAGGTCAAAAACGTGACGGCATTACGACTGGTGATATTGCAGCGATTATTCCTAAACAAATCATTTATAACGCTGAAGAAGAAGTTAAGACGGCTTACGATTTATCTAAGTTTGTTGATGTAATCAACACCTCTGAAGCCGGCGGCACTTGGAGTACTTTGAAGAAAGTTGATACCGTGTTGCATACAGTTGAAGAATTAGCCGCTAACCCAGAGTTATCTAAGCCTGAATTGTTACCAATCAATTGGTTAGTTAAAACATATCGTGGTGCAATTCCTGCATCAAATGAATCAATTGATGATGCGCAACAGTTGAAGTCGATCATCGTTTCGGCACTTGATCAAACGGTTTTGAACACTAAAAACTTATTGATCTCTGAAAAGTTGAAATTAGCGCCGGTTGCTACCGCCGCTGATACAGATGGTATCAAGCAAATCGTTAACGTTAGCCTTGACCCCGCTTATAACAAAATGATTATTGTGACCCAATCCGGTTATCAGTTCTTGGATACATTGAAGGATAATGACGGTCGTTACTTGATGCAGCAGGATGTTACTTCGGCAACTGGCTTCCGTTTCTTAGGTCTTGAAGTGCAAGTCATTGCAGACACGTTACTAGGGGCTCAAGGTGCCAAACTAGCGTGGATTGGTGATGCTAAACGGTTTGTTAAATTATTTGACCGTCAAGAAATTCAAATTGGTTGGAATGTGAACGAAACTTTCAGTCAATCAATGTTAGTTGCTTTGCGACTGGACGTTGAAGCCGCAGATACAGCAGCCGGTTACTTGGTTACTTTAGCTGCCGCTCCAAAAGCTTAATTTAACGGGGGTGAAATAATGGCCTATAAAGTTTTAGTCCGATTCAAAGATAAAAAAAGTAAGCAAGTTTATGAAGTTGGCGACACTTATCCGCATAGTGGCAGAGCCGCTAAAACGCGGTTAACTGAGCTGATTTACGCCGATAATAATTTAAAGAAACCAATTATTGAAGAGGTTAAGTAGGTGATTAAATGGATAAATTAGCCTTGCTGAAAGCTAATTTAGGGATCAGCACTGCGGTTCGTGATGATTATCTTAATTCGATTCTTGACAGTGTGTGTGACGAGTTGAAAAAGGAAAAAGGTATTGCATTAGACGAAAAAGACAATATCCATTTAATGTTCATTGTCGATTATGCCGCATGGCGTTTTCGCAATCGCGGTGAAGGTGCCATGCCACGTAACATCCAGTATCGACTGCATAACTTGCTGATCAATTCTGGAGGTGATAACACTGACGATTTGGGATAGTGACATTGAATTAATCGGTATGAAGTATGAATCTGATGCATACGGTAACCAAACACCGACTGAAGTTAAGACACTTGTTCAATCATCAGAAGAACAGCTTTCTCGCGCGGAGTTTTATCAAGCTGCGCAGGCGGGCATCCGCCCGTCACGTATGTTTGTGGTTCATTCATTTGAGTATGGCGGCGAACAAGTTATCATTGCTGACAATCAACGTTATTCTGTTATCCGTACGTTTCAGCGGAATGCTGATGAGATGGAATTATATGTTGAGTCAAAAGTTGGTGATCAAAGTGGCTGATGATATTGTGGTATCGATGCATGAAATTCTTGACGGTTATTCGAAAAAGGTTCGCGAGGGCTTAGACAAACTTAAGGACGATGTGGCCAATGAAGCGGCTAGTAAATTAGCTACCACATCACCGAAAAAGTCTGGTAAATATGCTGGTGATTGGGTCGTGCAAAAGCGTGGTAGTGCCCGCGTGGTACACAACCGCAAGCATTACCAATTGACTCATTTGCTAGAAAAGGGTCACGCCTTGCGTAACGGTGGTCGTTCTAAGGCAATGCCACATATTAAGCCGGTTGAAGAACAGGTCATCAAAGAAATGTCGACTAAAATAAAGCAGGTGATTGAAAATGCTTAGTGAGTTAATTACTTTGCTGAAGCTATTAAATTTACCAGTCACGTATAACCATTGGGTGCCTGGTCAAGTGCCAAAGCTCCCATATTTAGTTGTGACGGAAAACGAACCAAGTGACCTAATGGCCGATGGCGGTCATTATTATAAGACTAAAAATTTTGACGTTGAATATTATTTTGAAAAGAAAGACCCAGTCCTTGAAGAAAAGATTGAGTCTTTTTTTGAGCATGAAGATATCGGTTATGAGCCTTTTGAAGATGCTTGGATCCCAGATGATAAGTTCTATGAAAAGATTTATTCAATTAATTTAGGAGAGTGATACAAATGGCAGAAAATAAAGTACAGTTTGGTCTGAAAAATGTGCACATTGCCGAGGCTACCGATGATGGCGTGAATTTAACATACGCTGAGCCATGGCGCTTGCGTGGTGCAGTTGAAATTAGTTTAGATCCATCTGGTGAAACCAATCCATTCTATGCGGATGATACCGATTTTTATGATGCGGTATCGAACCAGGGCTATACAGGTAAGTTAACAATCGCGACCTTGACCGACCAGTTCCGTGAAAAAATTCTTGGCGACAAATACGATGATAATGGTTTGCTAGTTGAATCCAATTCTAATAAGCAAAGTAACTTTGCGATGATGTTTGAGTTTGATGGTGATCAGACGCAGACGCGCCACGTTCTTTATAACGTATCCGCAACACGACCTTCATTGGGAGGTAAAACCAAGGAAGACAAGACAGAGCCTGACACACAAGAACTTGAATTCACGGCGTCACCTGATCCTTACACTGGCCAGCCAAAGGCAAAAACAACTGCCAAAACACCGCAAGCGATTTTTGATAAATGGTATACAGAAGTCCAAGTTCCGACCTTTACTGAAGCGCCAGTCGAAGAACCAACTCCAAAAGTTTAATAAATTTTCGTCGCCTATGAAATTAACAATACTTAACGGGGCGGCTATTAGAGGTGAAATAAATTGGAAAAAACAATTACTTTAGGCGATAAAAAAGTTAAATTACGCAGTACCGCCGCAACGCCGTTGATTTATAAAAATCAATTCAAACGTGATTATTTTAGCGACATGTTGAAATTAGCTTCTGGTTTACAAGGTATCAATACTGATAAAAAAGGTGAATTAGATTTAGATTCGATTGATGAAAGCACGATTGAAAACTTTGATTTGACAGTTCTCTATAACGCCGTTTGGGCTTTAGCCAAAAATGAAAATCTCCATATTGGCGAACCCATTGAATTCTTTTCAAAATATGAATCAATGAACATCTCCGAAGTGTTTCCAGAAATTCAAGACTTACTTTTTGATTCCATCCAGACCACAAAAAAATAGATGGCGCTGACCAATCGGACGAGTTGATCGATACTGATTCGTTCCTTTATATTTGCAAGACCATGGGCTTTTCCGTCGATGAGCTTTCGCAAATAACTATCGGGCAAGCGCTGGATTATATGGCGGAATATGTAAAAAATAAATCTGATAAAAAATCAGAAAACACTACAACGATAACTAGACAGGCTAGCCAAGCTGATTTCAATAGCTTTTAGCAGAAAGGAGGAGACAAATGGCCGGAAACATTAAAGGAATTACCATTGAAATCGATGGTAATACGACCAAGTTGGACAGGGCGCTCAGCAATACTGAGAAGAGCACTAAGTCTGTCAATTCCGAATTAAAACAAGTCAACGGCTTACTGAAATTCAATCCAGGAAATGCTGATGTGATTGCGCAGAAACAACAATTGTTGGCTAAACAAATCCAAAATACCGAATCTAAACTGAAAACTTTAAAAGATGCGCAAGCACAAGTTGATGCTCAGTTCGCGTCTGGTGATCTAGGCGAAGACGAGTATCGAGCTTTTCAGCGGGAAATTGTTGCCACCGAGGGTAAGCTAAAAAGTTATCAAGCCCAATTGAGTGCATAAAAATCGGCACAAGCAAATTATGAATCAA